CCGTGGAAGGTCGTTTCTTCTGTTATGGAAACGAAGGGCGATGCGGAAGAAGCAATCAAGCAGTATTTGCAGATTACGCCTGTAACGCCGCCGGGGGAGTAACAAATGCCGCCAGCCTGGCAAAAGCTGGCGGGGGAGAAGGATTTTTTGCGTTTGAAGAACCGGAGAAAATAACGGAGGAGGAAAACGGAGATGCGGACAGCGAAAATCAGGATTAATGGGAAAGAATATCTGCTGTGCTTTTCTACAAGAGTAATGCGCGACTGTACGGAACGCTACGGCGGGATTGAGAAAATCGGGGAAGCGTTATCCGGCGGGGATACGGTAAAAATGCTGGACGAATGCTTTTGGCTGCTGGCGCAGATGATGGCGGCAGGGGCGAAGTATGCAGCGATGGAAGGGCTGCCCAATCCTGAACCGCTGGGCTGTGACGACCTTTACGATTTGTGCAGCGTTGACGATATGCTGGATATGAAGGCACATATCATGGAAACCATTTCGGAAGGGTGCCGCCGTGAGATTGAGGTAGAAACAGAACAGGGAAAAAACGCGCAGACCACCCGGACGAATTGACGAATGGGTGGTTTCTCTGGTATGGGCTGCGGATTGGGCTTTCCTATGATATGGCGATGTGCCTGCCTTTCGGCGAACTTGCAGACCTGATTGCTATGGAGCAGATACGGAATGAGGGCGCGAAAAAGAAGAAAAGCCGGAAGGCAGAGGAAAATGAGTTCTGGCGGCTGATGGGGTTTGTGTGAAAAGAAAAAGAGGGAAAACATATTGTAAATGGGATTGGCGTATGCTATAATGCCAGTAGGCAAAATGAAACGAGCAAACAACTGGCAAGCGAAAACCCCGGAGGCGGCATCCTTCGGGGTTTTCTATTCCGTTTCAGGTGGCTTAGACCTTTTTAGGCTGGAGCTGCCATTTTACTTCCCGTCCAGCCATTTGCATATGTAGTAGGCAACTACACCTGCCAATACGGAAAGTAAAAATGAAACGAGTATTTCCAACTGACTTCCCCCCTTTCCGTTACCGGATTGGGTATGGCAACAGGGATATTATAGCATATTTTGCCAAAATAAGGAAGAATGTCTGAAAAACGGACGTTCTTTTTTTATGTAGGAAAGGGTGTAGATTGATTGGCGGCAGATATAGGGGCAAGAGTAGGAATTGAAGGTGAAGGTACATTCCGAAACAGCTTAAAAGCAATCAATTCCCAGCTGAAAAGCTTAGGGAGCGAAATGAAATCCGTTGTAGCGGCGTTTACCGGAATGGAAAACAGCGAGGAGGCCGTAGCAAAGCGGGGCGATGTGCTCCAGCGTTCCATTGCGGCATCGAATGAAAAATTGAAGCTGTTGCAAAATCACAGTGAAAAAGCGAAAGAAAAGCTGGAAAAACTGGGAGTAAATGTTGAGAAAACCCAGCAGCAGATGGAGGCGGCAGCGGCGGCATTAGAGGATGCGAAGTCAAAGTTTGCGGCAAATTCCGAGGAAGTGAAAAAGGCGGAGGAGGAATGGCGGAAGGCTGCCGATTCCGCAAGGCGGGCGCAAAACACCTATAATAACCAGGTTTCCACCATAAACCAACTGGAAACCCAGATGCACCAGACCACGGCGGAAATCAGCCGCATGGAGCGGGAAATGTCACAGCTGGGCGAAAGTACGGACGAACTTTCCGACGATTTCAGCGAAGCGGAGGGGAGCACGCGCGGACTGGAATCCGCAATGACTGCGGTTTTGGCGGTGGCGGCGGCAGTGGGCGCGGCACTGGTCGGGCTGGGTGCGAAGGCTGTCGGCGTGGGCAGCGAATTTGAAGCCAGCATGTCGCAGGTGGCGGCGACGATGGGCCTGACAACAGCAGAAATCCATGGCGGCAGTGAAGCCTATGAAACGCTTGCGGAGGCGGCGAAAAATGCGGGCGCGACAACGAAGTTTACCGCATCGGAAGCGGCGCAGGCATTAAACTACCTTGCGCTTGCGGGCTATGATGCGGCAACATCGGCGGACGTTTTGCCCTCCATACTGAACCTTGCGGCGGCGGGCGGGCTGGAACTGGCGAATGCCTCAGACCTTGCCACGGACGCGATGGCGGCGCTGGGCATTGAAGCGAACGCCGCGAACCTGACACGTTTCGGCGATGAGATGGCGAAAGCGTCCAGCAAGGCGAATTACAGCGTGGCACAGCTGGGCGAAGCAATCCTGACCGTCGGCGGCACGGCGAAAAACCTTGCGGGCGGTACGGTGGAACTGAATGCAGCTCTGGGCGTGCTGGCGAACAGGGGCATAAAAGGCGAAGAGGGCGGCACAGCTCTGCGCAACATGATACTGTCCCTTTCCGCGCCAACGGACAAGGCGGCGAAGCTGATGGATAATCTTGGGCTTGCGGTTTATGACGCGGAAGGAAACCTGCGTCCGCTGAACGAAACCTTTTCCGACCTCAACGCCATTATGGCGGATATGAGCGGGGAGGAGCGGACGGGCATTATCAGTGAGATTTTTAACGCGCGGGATTTGAAAAGCGCAGAAGCCCTGCTTGCGGGCTGCGGGGAGGAATTTAACACCCTTGCGAAAGAGATTGCAGACAGCGGCGGCGCGATGCAGGAAATGGCTGACGTGCAGATTGACAACCTCAAAGGCTCCATGACGATACTGGGGAGCGGCCTGGAGGGCGTCGGCATACAGGTTTATGAGAAGTTTGAAAGCCCGCTGAAAAAGGCGGCGAAAACGGCAAATGATGCAGTCGGGGAGATTGCGAGAAGCCTGAAAAGCGGCAGGCTCTCCCAAAGCATGGACGGATTGGCCGAAAGCGTGGGGGAGCTGATGGAAAACGCTGTCGGGCTGGCAAAAAATGCCCTGCCGAAAATGATTGACGGGCTGGCGCTTTTGATGGTTCATGCAGGGGAAATCAAAACGGCAATGCTTGCAGCGGCGGGAGGCGTGGCGGCGTTCAAAGCGGCGAATGCCCTTGCCCCTGTCGTAAAAGGGTGGCAGGACGCAGTGCAGGTGATGCAGACATACACAGCGACAACAGCAGGGGCAAGGAATGCAGAATTGCTTTTAGCGTCCACTCTGAGCGTAAAAGAGGTGGTCGTTGGCGTTCTGACAGGAAAAATTTCCCTGCTGACAGCAGCGCAGACAGCTTATAATGCCGTCCTTGCGGCTTCACCCCTTGCTATTGCGGTGGTCGGTTTTGCGGCAGTGACGGCGGCGGTAGTGCTGCTATCGCAGAAGGAAAACGAACTGACGAAAAAAACGCGGGAGCTGGTTTCCGAAACAAAAAACCATACGGAAAGCCTGCGGGAGCGGGAACAGGCGTGGAAGGAATCGGCGACGGGTGCGCTTTCTGAAATGGAATACGCCGGGCGGCTGGCGGCGGAGCTGGAACGCCTGACGGACGCCGAGGGCAACGTGACCGGGAGCAAGGAGCGGGTGCGTTTTCTGACGCAGGAGCTTAACCGTATCATGCCGGACAGCATTTCTTTCATTGATGGGGAAACAGCCGCCATAGAAGGCAACATCAGCGCGCTGAAGGAACAGATTGCCCTGAAGGAAGGGGAAATCCTGCTGGAAAGCATGCGGCAGGAAAAGCTGGAACGCGAGCAGGAGATGGCGGAGATTTCTGCGCGGATTACAGAGCGGAAAAAGGAGATTTTAGAAGCAGAGCGGAAACTTGCGGAAGAACGGGCGCGCCTGGAACGCGAGGGCAAGAATGAAATGGAAATTAACAGCAACGCCATGGTTTTGTTGTGGGAGAAGGAGCTTGCGGATTTACAGTCCGCGAAGGAGGAAGAGGAAGGCATTTACCGTTCCAATCTTGATTTTATGCAATCCTATAAAGACCTGTCTATTGCTTTGGAAACCGGAAATGTTGAGGAAATGGAGGCAATCCGGGCGCGTATGCTTTCGGGAATGAAAAGCGCGGGGGAAAGCACAGATGCGGAACTGAAACAGCAGATTGAAACCCTGCGCGCCGAACTTGAGGTTATGGAGGACGCTGCGCGCAAAGGCTCAAATGACGTACTGGACGCGATGATTGGCGAAACAAGCGCGCGGCTGGCAGAAGCCGAAGCGGAATACTATAACCGGACGCAGACACTGGGCAACGCCCTTGCGGAAGGCATCGCCGCGGGTTTCAACGAGAAAAGGGGCTTGATTGGGCAGACCATGACAAACGCCATGAACTGGGCGATTTCGCAGACAAGGAGCGCGATAGAGGTCAATTCCCCGTCGAAGCTTACGGCGCGTGAGATTGGCGAACCGGTTTCCGAGGGCGTTGCATATGGCATTGAAAACGCGGCTGGAATGGTCGCGGACGCGGCGGAAGATATGGCAATGGGCGCGGTATCCGCTGCGGAAGGGGTTGAGGGCATTGTCCCCTTTGCCCGGCACACGGCGCAGAAGGTCGGCGATGTGCTGGAAAAAGAAGCGAAGGCGCTCAATGGCAGGCTGGAAATGATCCAGAACCAGGCGGCGGCCGAGCAAGCCGAAGCGGAGCGGAAACAGTACGAGGAAAGCATCGCCGAAAAATACAAGGAACTGGAAAAAGCCGAGAAAGCCGGCAAGCAGAAGCTTTTGGACGAAATCGCAAAGCTGGAATCCGACTGGAATAAAAAGCAGGAAGAAACCGCGCTGAAAGACCGGATTGCCGCCTTGCAGGAGTTCCAAAAGGAGTACGAATCCGCCATTGCGGAGATTGAGAAAAGCCAGGGCAGTTTGCAAAGCAAGCTTGCGGGCTACGGCTCCCTGTTCGAGCGGGTCAAGACGGAAGAAGGGAAAGACCTGTTCCAGCTGGGCGATATCGAAAGTGAAATCCGAAAGCTGGAGGAATACGGCGACGCCATCGAACGCCTGCGCGGGCGCGGCATTTCCGACAGCCTTGTCGGCGAGATTGCCGGCATGGGCGTGGACGATGCGCTTGCCTATATGGACAAGCTGATTTCCCTTTCTGACGCGAAATTTGAGCAGTACGTTTCACTGTTCGAGAAAAAACAGCAGACCGCGCAGAATGTGGCGGAAAAGTTTTACAAAGGTGAATTTGACGCATTGGAGCAGAATTATGCCCAGCGTCTGCCGGAGGCTTTGGACGGTGTAAAGGCGCAGATGTATGCGGCGGGCGAACAGGCGGCGGAGAGCCTGAAGGAGGGATTGCAGGCTGACGGGGAAGGCATGGGGCAGGCAGTCACACAGGCTGTTTCAGCCGCCGTAACCGGCGCGAACGAGGACACGCAGGAGCAGAACTTCCTCACCATTACGCAGGGCATGGCAGAACAGGAGCCCATTCTGACGGAGTACATCGAGGGTTTGAAGGAACGGCTGATTGCGCTGATAGAAAGCTTCCGAGGGGCGTTTACCGACGTTGGTGAGATGATGATGGAGGGCGTGGCGCAGGGTATCCGCAACGGGGAAAGCGGCGTCGTGAACGCGGTCGCGGCAGTCATTGCGGCGGCTGTGGCAAGGGCGAGGTCTGACCTTGATATCAATTCCCCGTCAAAGGTGTTTGCGGAGATTGGCGGCTATATGGCGGCTGGTCTTGACACCGGCTGGACGGAGAAAATGCAGGATATTAACAGGAGCATTTCCAACAGCCTTGCGGGGATTGCCAATCCGCCGAGAATGGCGGAAAGCGCAGGGGCTGCGGGCGGAAGGAATTACACTTACGGCGATATCAATGTCCATGTGGATACTATCAATAATGCCAACGGCCGCGATGTGCAGACGCTTGCAACAGAGCTGGAGTTCTTCCGCAGACAGCAGTCCGCCGCAAGAGGCGGCTGAATAAGTACATAATAGGAACCAGAAAAAGAAGAAAGGCGGGAAAAGCATGAATGGATTACAGATTTTTACATATAACGGCAATGAAGTGCGGACAGTTCAAAAGGACGGTGAGCCTTGGTGGGTGCTGAAAGATGTTTGTGAAGTTTTAGGGATTTCAAAATATCGCGATACAGCTGCCAGATTAGAAGATGATGAAAGGGAGCCGATTAGGGTGGACACCCTTGGAGGGGCACAGGAAATGCTTTGTGTCAACGAAAGCGGTCTTTACAATGTAATTATTCGCAGTGACAAGCCGGAGGCGAAGCCCTTCCGCAAATGGGTTACATCGGAAGTTCTGCCCTCAATCCGCAGGCATGGAGCTTATATGACGCCGGAAACGCTGGAAGCGGCAATCCTTAACCCTGACCTTCTGATACGGCTCTGCACTGCCCTGAAAGATGAGCAGGATAAAAATAAGGCATTGCAGGCGGCTAATTCCACGCTGGCAGTAGACAACCAGATTATGAAGCCGAAAGCGGATTATTTCGATGAAATAGTAGACCGCAGCCTGCTTACCAATTTCCGTGAAACCGCGAAACAGCTCCAAATTAAGGAAAAGGAATTTATCCGTTTCCTGCTGGACAGAAAATATATTTACCGCGACAAAAAGGGGAAAATCCAGCCCTATGCAGACAAAAACAGCGGGCTGTTTGAAGTAAAAGAGTTTGTCAACGAAAAAACAGGCTTTTCCAGCACGCAGACGCTTATCACGCCGAAGGGCAGGGAAACATTCCGGCTTTTATTCCTGAAAGCAGGAGCATAACAGTATAAGTAAGAAATGGGACGCTCTGCAAAGGGCGTTCTTTTTTCATGCGGGAAAGGAGGGGAAGCCGATGATATTTGACGCATGGTTCCGGTTCAATGATATCGACAGCCGGCAGATGGGCGTGCGGGTGACGAAAATGCCGGAAACGGTGCGGGCGGAGCGGCGCGTGGAGCGGGTAGAGATTGCAGGGCGGAACGGATCGCTCCATGTGGACGAGGGGACATACAGCAGCTATGACCGCACGATGGAATGCGCCCTTATCAACCGCCGGAAGCTGGACGATGTGGCGGCGTGGCTGGTCGGCTCAGGGAAGATGATATTTTCCTCGGAGCCGGACAAGGCGTATGATGTCATGATTTCAAACAAAATCAGCATTGCGCAGATGATGCGGACATTCCAGAAATTTCAGGTGACGATGGATACACAGCCGTTTAAGCGTTCCGTAAACCCGTTCGGGGATACGCTGGAGCTGGTGAAGCCGCAGACGGTGTACAACAAAGGAACGGTGTACGCCCAGCCGAAAATCACGGTTTACGGGGGCGGGGATATCACCCTGGATATCAACGGGGCGGCGTTCCTGCTGTCCGGGGTGGACGGGCATATCACGGTTGACAGCGGGAGCATGGAGGTTTACAGGGGCAGTGAGAGCCAGAACAGCAGATTCGGCGGGGCGGAGTTCCCAAGGCTGGAGGCTGGGGAAAATGCTGTCAGCTGGACGGGGAATGTGGAAAAATTAGTGATTGAGCCGGAATGGAGGTGGATTTAATGGCGGAAACATACAACAGGCTGAATCTGGACGTAAACGTCAAGCCTTGCGGCATTGTCACGGCGGTGCAGAAGGACAGCGACAGCCGCTATTTGGATGTGTTTTTATATAACAACGGCGTGCCGGTTGACCTGACGGGGCATGAGGTACGCATTTACATGCGCAAGCCGGAAAACGGCGGGGAGATTTTTAACGGCGGGGAAATCACGGAGCCGGAAAACGGCCGCTGTCAGTTCCTGCTGACGACTGCCGCGCTGGAAAAAACAGGGCATATGCAGACGCAGGTTTCTATATGGAAGGACAACAGGGAGATACTTTCCACACAGATTTTTGAGATTTTTGTCACGGAAAGCCTGCGCACAACGGGCAGCATAGAGGGCAGCAATGAATACGGCGCGCTGGTCGTGCTGTTCCAGAACCTCTACGAAAGCATGGATTTAATGACGGATATGGTACAGAACTTCGGCACGGCGGGGGCAGTCGCTGCAGGGATACCGGCAGGGACGTTCTGGCAGATGCTGGAAGCGGTGTATGCCGTGAATAAGGACGCGCTGGAAAACGCCAGCGTGTCGGAGGTGCTCAACCGGATCGGGCTGACGGGCGATACCGGCGGGAGCCAGACGGAAGGGACGGTGTTTGCAAAGGAAAATGCCATTCTAGAAGTGTTAAAAAATGGTGGCCTGCCGATTGTAAAGAGCATACAGAGAAGTAGTGTATCTACAAGTGATAACTATAAAACAATAACCATATCTAAAGTAAACCCGCTGAAAACGATTGTACTGGTAAATGGCGGCATCAGCTTTAGCGGCGGTGGGAATGCAGGAATGCCTGTTTATGTGGGCGGTCTTACAGAAACCAGTGTTACAATATACGCACCGGCAAATGGAGGTATTACTGCATCTATCCAAGTGGTTGAATTTTACTAAGGAGAGGGGAGCAGAATGTTCAGATACGCACAGGTTAACGAAAACGGCTGTGTCGATGCGGACAGCTATCTTTCCGGCGTTGTGGAGGCGGAAAATATGATACGGCTTGCGCTGGATTTCGATTTGACAAACAAACGCTGGAACGGCACAGGCTGGGAAGAATACGAGCCGGAGCCTGCCCCGCCTCCGCCGCTTTCCGAACAGGAGCAGGTCGCCATTGACACGGCGTTAAACGTGGAATACATTGCCTGCCTGATGGAGGCAAATTTATAATAACGAAAAAGGAGGGATTTACATGATTTACACACTTTTGAAGAACAAAATCACAGGGGGTACATACGACAGGGAGGATTTGAAAAACAAGATGGACACATACCTGCTGTTCGGACGCATCACGGAAGAACAGTATACAGAACTGACGGGGCTGATGGCATGATAACGATACATGAGAAAACGGCGAAAAGTTTTGGCGCGCTGGGGCTGGGGGCATTGCTCCCGGCCTCGTGCTTTGTAACGGAGGAATTGAACGGGGCGTTTGGGCTGGAAATGGAACACCCGTATGATGAAGGCGGGAAGTGGCAGCGCATAGAGCGGGGGCGCATCCTTTACGCACCGACGCCGACAGGCAGACAGCCCTTCCGCATTTACAGCGTCCGCCCGTCCATAGACGGCATCAGCATCAGCGCGCGCCACATCTTTTACGACCTGCTGGACAACCTCTGCGGGAATATCGTCAGTGTCGGCACAGCGGCACAGGCAATGGCGGCGGTACGTGCTGCAATGGCGTATCCGATGCCGTTCTCGTTTTCAACGGACATCACGAAAACCGGAAGGCTGACGGCTTCGCGCGTGAACCCGGTGCAGGCTTTGCTTTCCAACGATGAGAACATGGAGAGCTTTGTCAGGGCGTTCGGCGGGGAGCTGCTGCGCGACC